ACGTGCAGATCCGGGCAGTCTCTTCAGACCTGCACATCGACGTCGCACGCCTCATCGAAAGGAACCTCACCCCAGGAGACTGGGGAAAGATCCGCGACCGCCGATCCGAATGGGACAACGTGCCACTGTTCGTTGACGACCGCTCCGGCGTAACCATCACTGACATCAAACGGTTCGCCCGGTCCGTCAACCGTCGCCGTCCACTCGCCGGCGTGGTTGTGGACTACCTGCAGCTCATGTCCCAGCCACACGGTGACAAACGCCCGCGTCACGAGTTCGTGGCTGACATGTCCCGCCAGCTCAAGATCATGGCCATGGACATGCAAGTCCCGGTCATCGCGCTGTCCCAGCTCAACCGGGCAAGCGAACAACGCCAAGACAAAATGCCGATGCTGTCCGACCTGCGAGAGTCCGGCGCTGTTGAGCAAGACGCCGACGTCGTCATCCTCCTGCACCGAGAAATCATGGGCGAGAAACGGGATGACCTTTCGATGCTCGTCGCTAAGAACCGCCACGGAGCCACGGGCCTCGCTGAACTGACCTTCTGGGGCCACTACAGCAAAGCTTTGGATCCAGGCGTCTACCCTCGCCAACTCGCCAGCTAACACGGGCTCGATGCCCCGAGCCACGACCCACTACGAAGCCCCGGCAAACGCTGGGGCTTAGCCATTACCAAGGAGTACAAAATGACCGAAGACCTACGCACCGAAAACGAGCGCCTCACAAACCTCAACGACGGCCTATCCCGCCAACTCATCGCAATGGGTCAACGCCTCGAAGACAGCCGCCGCGAACTCATGGCCACCGGATGGGACGCCTGCGCTGAACGTGCGGCGAACGACCTCACAGACTCCGCTCCCAACTACGGCGAGCAACTGAAGCGAGACAACCCATACCGGAAACCAGTCATCGACCTGTCCGGCGCCATCTTCTGCAAGACGGGAGACGAACAGTGAAGCTGTGCACGCACCCAGACTGCGAGCGTCCTCACCTCGCCAGAGGCTACTGCCGGAACCACTACAACCAGCGCTACAACCGCGGATTGCTGCCAAAGCGGACGGCCGACGAACGGTTCTGGTCCCGAGTGAACAAGACCCCGGGATGCTGGGAATGGACAGGTGCGCTCAACGCCGATGGTTATGGCGTCTTCTACCTGCACAAGCCGAACCGGCAGGCGCACCGAGTCTCCTATGAGATGTTCGTTGGCACCATCCCAGAAGGCCATCAAGTGGACCATATCTGCCATAACAGGAAATGCGTTAGGCCTGAACACCTCCGCCCGACCACACCCAAACAGAACGCCGAAAACCTCACCGGTGCGTACTCCAACAGCGCATCTGGGATCCGCGGCGTCTACTGGCACAAACGCCGGAACAAGTGGGCCGCAGCAGTCCAGCATGGCGGCCAGCAGATACACATTGGCTACTTCGAAGAACTTGACGCAGCAGACCAGGCGGCGACAGCCAAGCGCCTTGAACTCTTCACCCACAACGACGCGGACCGAGGCCTTTCAGCCGCAGCCCTCAGGAGGAACTAACATGCTCAAATTCGCACTCGGCGATACGGTCCGCGTGATCAACCGCGGCAGCTTCCATTTCGATGAGGTAGGCAGAGTCACGGCCATAGACAAAACCTCGTCGCCTATCGGTTGGCCATTCCGGATCAGCGGCCTCAACTCATCCATCCCGCTCTGGTACGGGCCCGAAGAACTCATCCTCGCCGAGAAAGAAGACAACCGATGAACGCCAACACCCTCACGCCCGGCGACAAAGTCCGCACCCGCCAGCACGGCAAGCGCTGGTGGACTGTCCAAGCATCCGGAAGCCGATACGCCATCTGCACCCGCCAAGCAGCCTTCCGCCCAGCCGGCGAGTACGAATACACCATCCTCGACTTCGAAGCCCAGGAACAAGGCCCCTGCGACCTCGTCGGCAACGGCTGGGACGTCAGCATGTACGTCACCCCAGAAGCCGGATGGCGAGGCCTGCACGTCCAACTACTCTCCGGGAGCATCGAACTATCCCGCCGCCAAAGCATCGCCCTGAAGATCGTTGAGACAAGGACCAAGCCATGATCCGCAAAGAAGGCAAAGCACGCTGGGTGTTCGAATGCCAGCCCTGCAACGAACGCGTGGAAGCGTTCGACCAGTTTCGCGCCATCGAATACGGCCAATGGCACGAGAAGACAGCTGGGCACGGACAGGTCATGTTTGGGGCGGCGCTGAGCCGGGCATGGGACGCGATCAGCGCAAGCATCACGCCGTACTTTGACGCTGCCGCAGAGTTCGGGCGCATCTTCGAGCCGCCGAAGAACCTCCCGCACGATCCCAGCCTCCGCAACGACCGCCGGAAATGGGGCGGACGATGAGCGAGCGGAGAATGCTGGGAAGTTGCGAAACGTGCGGGTGGAGCATGCCATCCCACCAAGACTGGTGCGCTGAAGCGAAAATCGCTGACCAAATCGCCGACCAGGTTGCTGCACATGCCCGCAGAACGCCGCACATGCATTTCATGCGCGGACCAATCGCGTACGTGCTGCCCGGCATCATCGAGGCCATTCCGCCCGCCGCTGACGTCACCATCACCGAAACCCGAAACGCAACCGGCAAGAAAGCGCTCACCATCACCGCCACATGGAACGAGGACCAATGATTACTCTGCTATTCACGGCACTGATCCTGATTTACGTCGCCTACGAAGTAATTCAAGGGCGAGGACGACCATCTTTGCTCTGCCTCGCAGTAGGGTCCTGCCTCGTCGCAATGGCCACCGCGATCCTGGATATCACCCAGTGAACCCGCTAAGGATCGTCGCCCACGGCACGCCAGCGTCACAAGGCAGTAAGAACAGCTACGGCAAGAACCTAGTCGAGTCAGACAAGCAACTGCCCGCATGGAGAGCCGCCGTCAAAGCAGCCGCCAAACTCGCAGCCGGACCAAACTGGGCACCCATCGATGACCCGGTAAAGATCACCGGCGAAATCCGGATCCGCAAACCCAACAGCACCAAATTCCGGGACCACCCAGCCGGACCAAAAGACCTCGACAAAATGCAACGCGCCATCGGAGACGCCCTCGAATCCGCCGGCATCCTCACCAACGACGCCCGCATAGTCCACTGGGATATCCGCAAAGTCTGGGCAACCAACACACCAGGACTCGACATCACCATCACCCACGCAGGAGGCAACGCATGAAGTACTTCTACGACACCGAATTCCTCGAAGACGGCGAAACCATCAACCTCATCAGCATCGGCATCGTCGCTGAAGATGGCCGGGAGTACTACGCCATCAACCGCGAAGCCGACTGGGACCGGATCGAAAAGCACGACTGGCTAATGCCCAACGTCGTCGCCCACCTCCCGGATTTCGACGTTGCCACTTGGAAGTTCAAGGACAGGATCAGGGACGAGGTCGCGGCGTTCCTAATCCACACCGACAAGACACAACTGTGGGCTTGGTACGGCGCCTATGACCATGTCGTCTTGGCGCAACTCTTCGGGACCATGATGGACCTTCCCGAGGGCGTGCCCATGTACACCAACGACGTCCGATCCCTCGTGGACTGGACCGGCATCGACAAGCTTCCAACCCAGCAAGGAACCGAGCATGACGCCCTTGCTGATGCCCGCCACGTGAAGCAGATGCACGACCACATCTACAGCCTGCTCGGGATGTGCCCATGACCGCCCCGCACATTGATGACACCACCCACGGCGCTATCCGATGGTTCCACGGCAAAGGACCCTTACCAGTCCAGCCCTACACCGGGGACTGCCAACACTGGGGCCAAACCGTCATCGCATGGGGCTGGGACGGAAAACACTACGAATTCGTCACATGCGACCTCCACACCAACGGACAACCCGGCTGCAACTCCCGCGCATGGACCAACCCACGCGGCATAGCCACCACACCATGGATGCAACCCATCATCGAAGCCAACCGGCAAGCAATCGCACACGAGATAGCCAACCCGCCCACATTCAACAAAGGAGGCAAACCATGAGCCATGAGTGCACCACGGACGGCTGCCTCAACCACACCGACACCTACCTCTGCCCGCAATGCGTCAGGGACCTGCAAGCATGGCTAGACAAGGTCCCAACACTCATCACGGCACTCACGGTCACCATCGCCAAACTCGACCACGTACGGCCCGTAGGAGGCGGCTGGAACGGCGGAGGTAAACCAGGATCAGCCGCACCACTCAACCTCGACGCACTCCAACTCCAAGAGAACCTGAAGAGCGTCGGAACAAGCGCCAAGGACTACGCCCACGACGAACGGGCAGCAGGACTCGCATGGCTCATCCAAGACTGGGTAACCAAGGCAGAGTTGCTGGTGAGCGGACCTGAAGCGGAGATGGTGGACCACGCAGCCAACAAAGCCAAACTCAAGCAAGCCAACCTCCAACCCATGCCCACAAGGCAACTGCTCCCATGGCTCCGAGAGAAAGCAGGCGTACACCTCATCAGCCAACGCATCCGCGACTGGGTACGAGACGGCCACCTCCGAGCAGCCAGCAACGACGGACAACCCACCTACCACCCAGCCGAAGTCATCGACGTCTGGCAACGCATAGGAAGGAAATGACACCAATGTAATTGCCCACACTCAAATGTCCTGTTAAAGTGTGGGTAGAGCACGGCACAGCTGGCTCCACACACAGGTTCCACCACACGGTGGGACCTTTTTTGTTTGCCCTCTTCCCCCAGGAGGTCAGCATCTCGCAGTCCAGCGACACGGACACCGCCGCTCGTCGTGACGACGCCGGCACAAGGAATGTACCCCAACGGTGGGAAGCTGTCTTGAAAACAGTGGCCGGTCAAACGGTAGCAGGTTCGACTCCTGTGCATTCCGCGCCATGGAGGATATGCGAATGGTGAGCAGCCTGTTTGCTAAACAGGTACGGCTGAAAGGCCCAGCAGGTTCAATCCCTGCATCCTCCGCTGATCGAAACGCACGCCGACTAAACCATTGAGGACCGCGGCTTAGCCCAGTAGATCACTCAATCCAAGCGCCTGCACCCGAAGTGGTCGGGCGCTTTTTTGTACCCAAATGAAAGCCCCCGCGATGCGTCAACATCCGGGAGCATGAACGACTTTCAAGGAGTCGATATGAAGAACCATACCGCAAGAATCGCCACCATGAGCGACGTCA